TTTGTAGGTGAATATACTTTTATATTCTCATCAACTAATTGTAGAAAATCTTTATCAGTTGACATTATAGTAGATTTTGAATCTTTAAAAATATGTTTAGCACAATATCCAATCACATCATCTGCTTCTATGTTTTCAATATTGGTAATGGTTAAAGGTAAACATTCAAGATATTCAATCACTCTATTTAATTGAGCAATCATCATCTTGTGTTCATCTTCTCTTGTAAGTGAAACACCAGTCGTTCTATTCAAACGAACTGACATTTTCCTACCCATTTTATACTCTGGAAATATTTTTCTACGGCGGTTAGACCCACCTTTACCATCAAATATTATGATGGTTCGTGTGGGTCTTACCATATTAATAGTATAACCAATTGACCTTAAAAAACCAACTATTCCACCAATGTGGATCCCGTCCTCATTAGTAGTTGGTATTGCAGAAAAAACTCTAATAAAAGTGTTTAATCCATCTATCAGTAAAACCGAGTCATTTGGTTTACCACTATCAACCTTTCCGCCAGATTTTTTAATCTCTTCAAGTATAGATAAGTGTTTCGGATTAATCACCGATAACCTCATCTGTGAATTCGACATCATCAATACCAAGTTTTTCTTGATATTTCAATATAACCTTATCACAAATGATTTGATACACATATTCTCTTATTTCATCGCTACTCGTAATTAACTCTTCCCAATCCTTAGATAAGAACTTATGTTCTTTACCTTTTCCATCTGTAAGAGTGTACCATGCACCACCTGATTTAACTAACTTATGTTCTTTAAGTACAGTTAACCACGCACCATAATTATCAATACCTCTATCGAAGTACATATCATAATCTGCGTGTCTTAAAGGTGGGCCTAATCTATTTTTGACAATTTGTGCTCTACACTTCATACCCAATACATTTTTCTTAGTATCTTTGATTTGCCCCATATTCTTTAAACGAATACGAGTTGAAGCGTGGAATGGTAATGCTTTTCCACCACTTGTTGTCCAAGGGTCTCCAAACATTACTCCAAGTTTTTGTCTTAATTGGTTGGTAAATATTAAAGCAATTTTCTCTCTACCAATCATTTGAGTAATCTTTCTCATAGCCTTCGAGATAATAATTGCTTTGGCTGTTGCCCAACCATCTTTATTAAAGTCCGCTTCCATCTCTACCTTAGTAGAAGCTCCAGCAAGTGAATCAACCATAATTGTTACCAATCTATCTTTATCACTTTCTCGAACTTTAATTACGATTTCTTCAATCGCTTCAAAGATATCTTCTACGGTTTCTAAATGTAGGTATAACATCTTACTCATATCAATACCAATCACATCCATAAACTCTTGGGAAACTGAAGTTTCAGTATCTATATAAACTGCCACTCCATTTTTCTTTTGAGTTTCTGCTAATATGTGAGCACCAAGTAGTGATTTACCACTTGATTCTAATCCGTTGATTTCTGTAATTCTACCTACAGCAATTCCACCGTTGGGTTTATTGGCAATTGCCAAATCCAACATAGAACTACCAGTAGAAATAAAATCTTTGATATCGGTAGGTGTTGTGTCCGTACCATCAAGAAAGTATGCTACTTTAGTATCTTTGAATTTTTTATTTAGTGAATCGGCTAATGTTTTAGCCAACACATCGTTAACTGACGACATTAATCTCTCCTATCAATTTTATTACTGGGGTAGATTTAACTACCCCAATAAGTAAGATTATTATTTTTTATGAATTAAATAAATCATCAAAAGCATCTGATGTATCAGATACTTTAGATTTTTCGAGTTCAGATGAAGCAACTGTAGTATTACTTGTTGTAGTATCAGTACTATCTTTATCTTCACTTGGATTCAACCATTCATTCAAAATTTCTGTCATGTCATCATATGACAATTCTTGATAGATTTCTGTAATGTCATGTTGTTTCTTTACTACCTCTAAGACTTCTGGATCATCAGAAATAGATGTTTGATTTGGTTTAACCCTAATATTTGTTTTAGGGAAACTAGCACCTGTTTCTTCGGCTGATAGAAATTCTACCACGACATCACGGCCATTTACTGGGTCTGTGATATCACCATAATCTGGGTCAGCAATAATGGAAAGCAGTTCTTGATAAACCGTTTTACCGAAACCCCAAAACTTCACACCTTGTTTTTCTTCACCCCTAACTACTACTGGAGCAAAAGTTCTCATTTTTGCTTCAAGTTTTCTTGACAACTGATAGTCTTCTTTACTACCGCTTCCTCTTAGTTTTTGAGCAAACTCTTCAATAGGGTCTGGTCTACCAAAAGAAATTGGTGATAAATAAGAACGGTTGTTCAAATTGTAGTGAAAGAATAACTCGATAAAAGGATTATCTTTATTAAAAGCGTAAGGTACGATTCTAATTTGAGTTTTTCCTGGTTGTGGTTTCCAAAGATTGGAAGTTCGAGTGTTTGTGGTTTGTAACTGATTTAGTCGTTTTTTAATTGCATTTAAATCCATTGTTTAACTCCTTATGTATTATTTATTATTTTTCATTTGTTAATCAAGTGTAACCTTGATACAATAATAAGTATCATGCTACTACCTTAAAATGTGATCTATTTTGATTATTTTGGGCATAAAAAAAGGTCCATTTCGTTTTTAAAGTTTAATATAAGTGGAAACTAAAAATCGGTGAGAACCTTTTTTTAAAGTTGGAAATTTTAGGGAATGTAGGATTAGCAATACCTACAACTCTCTGCTCAGATTTTATTGCCCTTGTACCTAACACCCATCAGTTATGATGATTCTTCTCAAGATGGTTAATCTCATCGAAGTGAGTACAACCTCTGTGCCATTGCCTTATCTCTCTGAGTTTAGATTGATTCAGCCATGAAAGTAGGATTTCAGTCTTACCCTTACCTACAACAAGGTCTAAAGAATTGCTTCTTTATGTGTTCAGAAAGTACATTAGATGATTGATGCCTCAACTACTTAACCATTCGGCCTCGTAGATTCACCACGAACTCATCTTGGATTACCTTATGGGCTTCTAAAGGATACCCATTGTTCGGTCAATTCCATACGAAGTTAATTACTCCTCGTACTTTTCCAAAATCCCAAATTATCAAAAAACTATATCTTACATACTATATATATGTATATAAAACCTCAAAATACATTTTATTTTCATAAAGCATAAAATAAATGGGTTTTTTCGTCCAAAACCCATAAAACGGTTGTTTCTAATATCGTGAAACTCTACATAACCCAGACGATTCCAAATATGTAGTCATCGTCAAACCCACGGCCAAAACTTGTGGTTCAGAAAGTTGCGTCTGATTGGATTTCGGCTGTTATCCAAACCACTAAAAACTTGTGGTGTCGTGGTTTTCTAACGATTCAAGTCAAATGACTACCTTTCGGTCAACACCAATAATTTTTAAAGAACTTATGTGTCTTTACGCCCTTAGACACTTTTCAATCTTATCCCAATCTAATGGGTCGGGCTAAATTCAATTCAATATTTATCTCTCATTTCTTATACCTAAATATACAACATAAAGCCTATATAAGTCAAGCACTTTTTTCACTTTTTTTAACTAAATACTTCGTTTAATTCTTCTTGATTATCGTTATCAGCAACGGCGATAACATTACCACCATTTACTCTATCCCAATTTTCTGAAGCTCTATCTATAACATTCTGAGCAACCCATTCAGCGTTATCTTTTGAATGTCTATTAATAGTATAAGTACCATCAGCTTCTGGTATGTATACATCATTATCAGGAACGAAAATTTCTAAAACAACCTTAGCAAAATATCTTTTCTCACTAGCCATTATATATATCTCTCAATCTCATACCTTAATATACGAAATAAAGCAATGAAAGTCAAGCTTTTTTTATTATTTTTTTTATCTCTCTGGGGGAATAACACAATTCTGAATTATTTGGAATTGGTAATTTATATTCTTCCTCTTTACACCAACAGCTTCCTGTAGGATTACACTCAAAATCTTTATTTGGAATGTCTTTTTTAAAAATCATCTCCCCAAAATAACCAATAACCAAGTGCTACAATTATTACTAATGCAGCCATTAATTGCATCCAACCACTCATTTTTGTCTTCCTTTTGGTAATGGTAATGGTTTTTCTGTCATTCCTGGCATACCACAAGTATGTGTTTCTTGTCCTCTACAACATTGTGGTGTAAACTCTCCTTGCCAACCTGTATCTTCTGGTGTACCTTCAGGAAAAGGTGATATACCTATACAAGATGTAAAGATAAATAAAGATAATATAAATGTTAATAATTTCATTTTAATTTCTCCTTGTGGCTCTTGTTCCA